TCAACTCCTCATTTTCCCCATAAACGAGACGATTCCTTGCAATCTCCGCGTATTCTTCATTCTGTTCTATTCCGACGCCTTCGTATCCCAAGTCTTGGGCCGCAACGATTGTAGTCCCCGATCCACAAAAAGGATCGAGTAATATTCCATCTTTGGGGGGCATCAGTAGCTTTATAAGGTATTTCATCAGCTTGATAGGTTTTACTGTGGGATGCTTATTTTCGGTTCCCCTTTCAGAAGGTGAAGCTTTTGCGCAATAGAAGAAACGGGAGGCGCCTCCAGTGTCGCCCTTCCCTGGACGAACATTGCCATAGTAACCCCTCTGAAAGCCTCCCGAATAAGCATCATCATTCCCAGATCTACCCCCCGAACTGGTCGTTTCCCCACTCTGCTCATCAAGTTGTTTCCCTGCTTCTTCGTCGAGCATTACGTTGGCAGGCCATCGGCCACAAGAGCTCCCAGCCACCATTTCATTTCTGGAATAATCCACACTTTTTGATCCATAAGCCCCACCCTTATGACCCTTACTTGTCATGTTGTAGGTGGGTGCTCGGGTATCGTCATTACCAATCCTACTAGCATCAATATTAATCCCCGCTTGTCCCCAGTTCTCGGCATTCTGTTTAAACGTTCCATCACAAGGCTTCATTGCCATCACGATAGGCTCATACGCGGGCTTTAAAGCAGTCCCATATCCCTCTATCCCAAAGTGATTATGAGACTTAGGAAAGCCGCTTCCATAGATCCATTGAAGGCAATCTCTAATCTCCCATCCAGCATCTTCTATAGCGCAAGTGAGGCGGTGATAGGTTCGCGTGCCTCCGAAAGCTAGCAGGAAGGTGCCTGGTTTGCTAACCCTAAGAGCTTCTTTCCAGAAAGGAACTCCTGGTAACCCTTTATCCCATTCTTTCTCCATGAACTTAAGGCCATAGGGGGGATCTGTAACGATGGCAGAGATGGAGTTTTCCTTCATCTTGCTCATTACTTCTAGACAATCTCCAGTAATAATCGACATTGGTACTCTTGTGTTGTTTCAGGCTAGTAGTGGTTCAGCCAGTAAATTTGCCCATCCTCAATTTGTCGACGGATCTCGAAGGGCTACCGTCTTTCCCTGGGATAACTCCAGTCTCTTATTTAAGTCCAAGGTCACGACTGCACAAACGTTACCAAAATGGTAACATTGGTGTTATTTCTTTTTAGCAGGCCTAAGATCAGGGTACTTCTTGTACACTGCACTCTTTATCCCAGCCGGATTAGGCGCATTATGCGCGAGTTTAAGAGCACTTTTAGCGCGAGCTTTAGTGTTAATTGGGTAAGAGCCTTCTGGACTCCCGCCAGCTTTTCCCGCGAAGTCTTTCTTAGAAACGTTCTTATACGACCCAACATTCGACCCTCCCGGCTTCTTCTGCATCTTAGATTCTTTGCCGCGTGGGACTTTCATTCCCTTCCCAATAGTTACTTTCTTAGCCATCTTACTTCTTCTTACTTGTTTTTCTTTTGCTTTTCTTCCAGGATTCTCCAGCCTTCAATCCCTTCCTTTTTGCTTCCGAGATGCCAATGGCAACCGCCTGTTTAAGATTTTTGACTTTCGGCCCCTTTTTAGAGCCGCTATGAAGCTTCCCTTCTTCGAACTCCCTAATAACTCCATGAATTTTCTCATTAGCCTTTTTAGAGTATTTTCTTTTAGCAGCAGGTTTAACATGCTTTTTAGGCGCTTTATAGGGACCAATGTCTTCATGCTTAATCTTCAGTCCTTTTTTAAGAGCCACGCTTAACATCCCTTTGTCTAAGAGCTTCTCGAGTCATTTCAGCGGCCTCTTCTAAAGGTTGCTGAAAGGAAGGAGAGCGGGCAACAATCGGAACATCGTCAATTAACGCATTGCATTCCGTTCTCATGGGAATATCACTTTCTCTAAATGTTTGCTTTTTCATGAATACATTTCCTCTAATCGTTGGGCATCATCTTCGGTCATCGCCGGGCCCATTTTTTTGTTAAAAAAGTAAGTATAGAGCGCATACCTTTGCGCATCCATCGCATGGTCATTGAGCTTGATAGGCTTATCTTCTCCTCTTTGAGAGGCTTTCGAGTCCCAGAGGTAGTTGCTGAACTCTTTAAGTGTTTGGGTGCAGTTTGCACAGATTTTATATGTCCCATTAGTAAGTAGCTGACCAACAAAGCGTATCCCCGGAAGGACGTCGTTAGAAGCATCAGCAACGTTTTGTACTCCATTTCGTCTAAGTTCTTGCCTAAATGAGGCGGCACTAGGATCTATATAGATTCTTTTTACATTGTATCCGGTTACAAATTCTTGTAAATCTTTTGCGTATTCGTAATCACTTTTTTGTCTTAATTCTTTTTTAGAATCGTAATAATATTCTTTTTCAAGCCAAATATTAGGATATCCCCCAGGGTTGTATCCAATAAGGGTAAAAACGCATGGGTTGGTCGTTCCGTAATCCACTCCCACGATATAGAAATCCGCTACAGATTGAGGCATCTGAATGACATGGTGATCTTCGTTAAAAAAGTCATACACGGCCCCATCAGCGAGGACCCAATCCCCCATAATATATCGTTTATACCAGAGCCCTTGGTATTCCCTGGAAAGCTCTTCTATGTATGTCTCACTCAAAGAAGGATTGTCCCGAATATTAAAGGAAAAAACCTTTAGGTTGAGTTCATCTTCTCGATCAATGTAGTCTGTTTTAAGCCAGTGATATGGTGAATCTGGATTCGTAGAAGCAAAGAGTTGAGCCCCGTCAACTGATAGCCGAGATAATAACATTTTAAAAAAACTTTCGGGGATTAATGTTGCTTCATCTATAAGCGCGCCGGCGAACTCGGAACCGCGTATCTTACCTTCTGCCCTTTCGTCATTGGCACCTACTACGTACATAAGTCGATTATAAAGAGTTACTTCCCCCTTTCCAATCGAGTAAGTCAGAGCGTTTCCAACGAGTTCTTGAAGAGGTAGAATAATATTTCTCTTGATTGTCTTGTCTGTTCTTCCACAGATTAACAGAGCCCCCTTCGGACCGCTTCTACAAAACTCAAGCCATCTCATTAGAGAAATAAAAGATTTTCCCGCCCTAACCGGACCTTCAAAGATATTTATACGCGCATCAGACTTCTGAAATGAATCCAGTTGCGTCTGGCTAAACTTCTCTATATACATTAACTACGTTTCTTCCATTGGCAATAAGAGAGATTAGGGTCCTTTTTGTACCACTCTTTCCTTCTATTTTTGGTGCATTCTTTGCACTTTGCCATGGGCCTTCCCCTACTTGGTGAATAACCAAACTCGAAGAGAGGAAGCTCTTTTTCGCATTCATTGCACTGTTGAGTTACTACATTATTCATCTTTGAGACTCCTCGCATAATAGTCCTCTATTTCTTGACTATATCCATCAGGGAGTGGTCCGGTGTATAGATCCCCTAGCTCGTGAGTAAGGTCTTTAAAGTCATCTTCAGTCATTCCAAGGAGAGCGCTGTAAACTTGAAGGATGGCAGATAGAGCTTCTATTTTATTGGTTCGAGATGTTGGGTATTTCATGAGATTCCCCCATAGAGAAAAGACGAGTGGTATCATTTGCCGTACCCCTTTCTTTTGAAATAGAGAGGAGCTTCCGAATATTTCCCAAACACCCGGGAGTACTCCATTCTTTTAACTTGTTCGTGGAAAGGAACAGCAGATTTAGTTCCTCTTTTTTTCTGGTTAAGCCAACGCCGGGCTTCTCTTGTAAGTCCATCGTCCTCGGCTTTTTCTGTTTCTTTTTGTTCCTTGTAAATAGATTGGTTTCGATTAACGAGTTCTTTTTTGCAGTGAGAGCTACACGTAGACTCTCCATATCGAGGAATAAAAAGGGTAGGACAAATTAAGCACTTTTTTTGTTTCTTTTCTTTGAACTCTCTATAGGGAGATTTAGCAGTCTCTAAGCAAGAGTGACAATATACTTGGGTGTCGTTGTCACGAACGAAGCACACACTGCATTTTTTACAAAGACTACGTCTCTTCAGATGGTTCATCAGCTTGAAACTCCTCTGGGCTTTTAACGCCTAGAAGCCTAATTAAAGCTTCGGCAACAGGAGCATCCATCTCCTTCTCATCTTTAGGTTCGTCCTTTTGACCTAGCCAATTCTTTCCTAGCCATACTTGCATGGAAGTGTTGCCTTCTAATGCGTTTTTTAATTGAGCTAGACGAAGGTTATTTTTGCCTTTACTTCTCTTTTGTGCACAATACTCATCAAAACCACAATTAAACTCCTTCTCTACTCTTCTATAAAAAGTGTTGGGATGCATATCAAAGCTGGCCGCTATTTCAGTGCCGGGGGTATGGGCTTGTAGCAACTTGTCTACTACACTCCAATCTAGGTGTTTTTCGGGGCGTGACATTGAGTTGGTTCTTGGTTGTGGTTCTTAGTGTGTTGTTATTTTTAATACTTACCACAAAAGCGTTTACGAAGAAAGAATTTTTATATGTTGACATAATGAGACAAGTGTAGCATAATGATGACCATCACAGACAAACAAGGAGTCTAAAGATGAAAAAGGTACACTATAAAGTTACAGGGAAATCTAAAGCGGGCCGTTCGGTTTATACTCACAATTTTACTTCAATTAAATTAGCGGTAGAATCTTTTGTTGATTCATTCCCTAGATTTAGAGGAGAGGCTTCAATTAAAAAGTATATTTCAGAGGAAATTTGCCCTGGTATTTTTAGAACGGCTTTCCAAGGTTTTGAAGTCATTGACTCATTTGAAAGCACGAAAGAGATCAAAGAAACCTACTTAGCTTAACCAACGGGGGCGCAAGCCCCTCTATTTAACAACAACACGAAAGGAGTATAGATTATGAAAGAACCTAAGGAAAAACTCGATGAGTAAAGAAGAATGGATACTCTCTTATGAGCGTGCATTAGACAACATAGCGGAAGAACATGACATTGATAATGAAGATGCTCAAATTATTTTAGACAAAATATTAGATGATGACACACACTACTTGGATGGATACCTTGCATACGATTAAGGAAGATTATGAATAAAGCATTACTTACCATAAAACAGTTCGTAGATAAAAACATAGAGATCAACCGATGGCCTAACACAGAGGCTAACGTCAGATCATTGTATCGAAGAAAAGAGGTTCACCAGTTAGAGGATGCTTTTGTTAAGATAGGGGGCCGTATCTTGGTAGATGAAGAAAGGTTTTACAATAGAGGACCTTAAAATTTAGGATGTCGTTCTTTGCGCGCCCTTTCTCGAGTTATCTCTGTGTCAATTTCGATACACTTCTCACTAGCGCAAAACCAAACTTTGTGTTCTCCATCTCTACAGGTATATCCTTCGGTGTTCCCACAATCTTGGCATGTCATTTGATCTGTAGAGACTTTAACCCCATAGACTGTGGTTCTACCTCTCCGTAGGACCCCATCCACCATTACAGGCTCTTTCTGGGTATGGATTGTAGGAAGGACCTCAGCTAAAGTTCTCATTTGATATTTACCTTGTAACTGGCTGTGTTGTACTTAGAAATGACGGCCGAGATATCTATCTCTGCTTCCCGTAGGTCATCTTCGTTTT